TGCACACGGTCGATAACCGCTTTCACCACTCCCGGATCATTCAGTAATGTTTGAATAGTCAAATACATAGTTCCTCCTTTCTTTAATAAGTGAACATGAATCTGTCACCCAAAGTCTCCTTATCCTTATCGGAGATAGGAACAATGAGTCTTGTCGGTCTGATCTCGTACGCTTGGCCTATAGCGGTAACAGTTGCACCCGCTTCTACTTTAGTCCATGCATAATTCAAAGCCGTAGCTGTCGCTTTTGCCGTTTTACCGGCTGCGGCAGTAGCTTCAAACAATACCGCATCCTTTTCTGCGGCAAGCGTTGGTGAAGCGGCCAGAGTAACGGTATCATATTCCGCATTACTTTTGTCGATAGCTTCAATTGTACCGCCATTTGTACCATTACCAATATGCATACCGACGTACGCAAGAGAATTTTTCTTGATCTTCAACGAAGTAGAACCGGCAGTGATCTTCTCGGCTACTTCAACATTCAAAACAGCTTTTGCCGTTCGTTTCACAAAATCAAGAACCAAAGGGGTAAGAGGCGGGATCTGCGCAACCCCTGTCAAATTCGAAATATCCAGATTGAAGCCACCGGAATATATATAAACCGTTTCAAAACGGCACATTTCCGGCATTTGCTTCTCAATCGGACTTAAATCATACTTAAAACCTGCTGGCATAATTAATCCTGTTTAGAGTTTTTAATTTCTTCAGTTCCCTTGTTTATCAGGGTGGCAATGTCATTTGAATTGTTCTGCTCATTGCTTCCCGATTCGGGAGTTCTCACATCTTGAAATCCTGCGTTGGCAAACGTCTGCTTTGCATCCTTGAAATAGTTATCCAAGTTTGCATCTTCGGGAATGCTCAACATAGGAACAAGGTTTTCGGGAATACCATATTCCTTCGCTTTTCCCATGATTTGCTCTTGGCGAGTGGCCTGCGCCTTCTCTGTTTCAAATTGGGTAAGCTTGTCAGAAAGAGGTTTAACGGCTGCACTCACTGCGTTCGCAATGATGGTCGCTATATCATCTTTCTTTTCTTCCGGCTTCGGATTTGGGTTAGGATTGGGATTCTCGATTTTATTTTTCAATTCGTCCAATTGTTTCTGTAGACCCGATTTTTCGTTTCTAACAGTATCAATGTCTCCTTGAAAAGCCTTCAGAAGTCCTTCGACCCCACTAATAGCAGTTTCTATTTGACTTTCTTCAGTTACGGTTTTAGACAAGTAGTCAGCCACCCCGTCAAACGCTTTATCACCAAACCCAAAGGTTTTATACTTCGTTTTTAGTGCTACTAAGATTTTTTCTTTCATACTGTATGAATTAGTTTTGATTTTCAACAGCATAAAGTTACACTCAAAGAAGAAAGCTATAAAATAATTACATGAGGGATAAACCACAATTGCCCAATTGTGGGAAATTAGTTGTTTTAAGGCATAATAAATGCTCTTCTTTGTGTTATTCACCGTTCTAATAGACAGAGAATACAAGGTAATGAAGTTAGTGTTATTGGTGAGAGAAAAGACGGTGCTGAAACTGTTAATCTTATAAATATTGCTAAAAAGTGAGGTGTTGAATGTTGTTTGATGTTGTTTTAACACTGTTGATGTTGTTGTTGTTGATAAAGTTACTACCTTTGTACCATCAAAGTAACGCAACTATGATACGTTACGAACAAAGATAGTAGTAATACTGTTGATGATAGTATTAATAGAAAAATAAAGTTTAAACATAAGGCTAATGGGTAGTGATTTAAAAAGACGTCGAAAGATTGTCTATAAAAGAGAAGTTCGCTGTGTTGTAAAGACTAAAGGCGAAAGACTTGGATGGGAGCCATTAGATAATGAAAAGGAGGTTCCCTTAAGGACTATTGTTGGAGAAGGGAATATTGTAAGTACTTCATGTTGTTTTATTTCTATTAGTAGAAAAGTAATTTTATAATGCTTGAAAATATTTCTCCATACAAATGCTATTTTATACAAAAAGCGTCTCCTGCGAAAGGTGACGCTTTTGATTTTTCATACATATATAAGTTCTATACAGATAGAACAGATAAATATCAACGTTTAAAATATATCATAAGGGTAGAAGCGCATGATTCTGTTTTTGCTTTGAAATTTTATGCTGCAAGAGACCGAAAGTTAGATAAAAAGTATAATCGTATTCTTCAAGCTCATGGATATACTAATTCTTTAAGAATATTTGTAACATGTGCCTATTTGGTTCCAGAAATTCTAAGAAAGCATCCTAATGCATCGTTTGCCATAAACGGAGCAAGGAGTATTGATATATATGCTCGTAAAACAGAAGGGAAAGACAACAACCAAAGATTTAGGATTTACAAAGTTATATCAAACATGTTATTTACTAGAGATAGGTTTGAGCATTACGAGTTTAAGGAAATCAGTTCTTATTTGATGATAAATAGAATATGTGGAGATGTTAATGCAGAAAAAGATCGAATCAAAGAAATGTTCTTGGATAGATATGAATTTAATTTATAGAAGCGGAGTAACCTCCGCTTTTCTTTTGCCCTCTTGCGAAGGGCGGGAATGAAATCCTATTTTATAATAACGGCTATTCCAGAAGCAACCCACGCCCTGTTCCTTGCGTTATAAGTCGTTTTAAAATCAATCAATCCATTCGCTCCCATTTTCTTTGCTTCGGATACTATTTTATCCATCATCCTTTTGCTAGATGGAGCATACTCATTATTCGTTTTTCCTGTATATCCTTCGTATGGGACAATTAGCCGTAGATTTTCGGCTGTTTCTCCTTTTCTCAACTTGCCAACAGTAAATACCACTTCTATATTAGATATTGGCTGGTAATTGAATCCTGTCACTGTAGGGCTAATGGTGAAACCATCTTTGGTGTATTCTCTGTAGTCAACGACATATACGGATTCGGTATACATGTCTCTAGTGCATCCGGATAGAGCCAATATTATTATGATCGGATATAGGATATTTTTCATGATTCTGCAAATTACTTATCTTTAACTGGACGTATATTAAATCCGTAATACGCATCAAATACCTGTCCAGCACTTTTGCTTAATCCCGCAACAGAATAAGACGCACTCAAAGCTCGGCATAATTTCCCTGTTAATGCATATTTATCTGTTTCACCATTACCGGCCCATAAATAAGTATAAGTCGAAACATTTTGATGCGTTTCATCTTGCCACCTGCCAGCCGCAGGTAAAAATATACGATTACCATTGTCCCCTGTAACAAGAAATCCACTCGTTCCCTTATATGATATATATTTCCACTTGCAATTATCAATTAATTCTTTCACTTGTTCAATAGATGGCATATGCCACCCATCGCCTAAAATCTTATGTGCTGCATCATAATCCGTATTTGTTATATCATAAAATTTAGTTTTACTTGGCCAACCAGGATCTGTTTCTGTAAATAATTTTCTGATGAATAAATGCTCTTTGAAGAAACCTCTCCCCATGCAAAGAAATCGCCGTATTTATCTGGTGAGTCAGCACCTAAGTTTACTCCATTCCATAAAACAGACAAACCTAAATCAACTGCTCCATATTCTAGTGCTAGACTAGTAGTAAAATTATCGTTTCCTCCTTTAAGTATCTGTTTAGTGTTATAATTATCAAGATATTCAATAAAAAAGTAATAGCTATATTCTGTTTCTGATGAAATATTTTTTAATTCAGTTGTATATGTATAACTTTCACTCACGCTAGTTATATCACGACTATAAATAGTAGCTTTATCAATTACATGAAAGCCTAACTTGAAAGAAGAAAAATAACCGACTTTTTCAAAATTCACACATCCTTTAAAGTTCACAGACGTTTCTCCCGCTATAGCCTCTGTTTGTAAATCTGATGATTCAAATTTTTCAGTTGTAAATGTAAGTACTTGCCCATAATAATATTTTGTACCATCATAAAAGTATGATACATAATAATACTGCTTCATTGGAGCTAGATTCGTTATCCTCACTGAAAATTTACTATCTTTAAGATTATTGCCTTTTACTATCCATCCATTCTGCTTATTAGGATTGCTATTATTGGATAC